AGATTCATATATTTCGTATATATCTTCTTCTTTAGTTTCTAAGTTTCCTGTATTATCGAAAGGAACAAAATTACTAAAGGCTTCCATGAAATATTTAGTATTTTCTTGCGATTTGGTCCACTTGTCCTGTCGTACTGATTCGACCATCATTCTGGACAATAGTGAGTTTCTTTCTTTACTTGTTTCATTTGTCGTATTGACAAATATCATCATTGTATCATAACCCATATCTTCAAGTTCTTCTTTAATATAGGCAATTCTATCTCTATCATCTGCTGGGCCATTGATAATCAAAGGACCACGATTGCGAATTGATTCTCTACGAGGATCGCTGGTCTTTTCTGTTAGTTTTTGTTTATCAGCCAAATAATCTTGTGCTTGAACTAAATTCAATTAAACAGACCTTTGTTCAGCAATGGCTTCACGAATAATGATATCTTTACCAGAACCTGGCCCGCCAGCCACAAAAATGGCTTTAAACAGGCCACGAGTATATGATTCATGTAATCCTAGGCCCTTACGAGTATCGTTCATCAACTCTTTTGCATGAGTATCTGAAACATGAGAAGGAACACCCTTTCTAAACTCACCAAAGTTTTTAGATTTTGCGTGTTCTCTCATTTTACTGGCAGACATGCCTTCGGTACCCTCAGCATCCGGATCACGATGGCCAGCGGAATGTACAGTAATCTTTTTGAAATGATATCTTCCATGGCCTGCTTCTACGCCATTATATTTGTGTAATAGGTGATGCATTTCTTTTACACGGTCTGAACCCACAACAACATGAAGGTGAGTTACACCATTGTTATAAGCATCAGTTGCATGGTGTAATATTGTTGGTTTTTCTTTTGATGCGGCCACAAAGTTTGTACCACCAGATTTTTTTGCTTCTGATATTGGACCGGCAACATAGCGTTTCAAGTGTTTGATTTTTTGGTCAGCACTTAATGGGTTCTTTTTACTATCTTGTGTATGTGAAACAACGATAGAATGAGTTGCATTGTTTTTCTGTGCAATCTCCTTGACTTTACTAATCAATTTTAGATGACCTGTGGTAGGAGGACTCATTCTACCAAAGGTAATAACATGGTGTTTTTCACCTTGTTGTTCTTCTTTGATTATGTCTAAAAATGATTTCATTGTGGTTTCTTAATTTTTTTAGGTTTTAAAGTACCTTCGGTGCCAACGAAATTGATGGAACTGGCCATTGGTTGTGAATTAAATTTTGATGCAATTGTAATTAGATGGTTTCCTGTTACGTCATTTTCATCTTTGTGTGCATAAACTCTAATACCATTTTCACCACTTTTTTCAATTGTAAAATGGTGTGCTCGGCTTAATGCATCTACATGAGCAGAAGAATCTGTTTCCATTCCATGTGCGTGAGCACCGTATTCTCCTTTTTTTGTTCCATAACCTGAAGCAACTATATATGGCGTTCTTTCATTAGTTTTATCTTCTTCTTTACTTTCATTTGTCCTAAAATGATTAGAAGCTAAATGGTTTTTAATTTCTTCTGTAGATAATTTATTCAATCTATTAAAATAAGATTCTCTTACACTATTTAATATTTTATTACCTTCTTCTTTAGCATGATCCAAATGTTGTTCATTACCAGGTTTACGAAGCCATTGTTTTCTGCCTTCTGTGTTTTCTTTTTTACTACTCAGAGGTAAGTGCGATATGCCTTTTTTTTCAGCAAAATCATCTAGTTTAGGATATTCATTTTCGTGCCATTTTTCACCAAGAGATTTAGCTATGGGTGTTAATCCTGGATTTGAAATTCTCTCTGCACCTTTGCCTTCAGTATTTTCCATATTGGATTTTGCGGAGATACCAGGGTATATTGTTCCATGTGTTTTGTGTGGAACTTTAAGCATAACATCTGAAGTGTTATCTTTACTTTCAACGTTGAGGCCTGTTATCCTTTTTATTGCACCTTTACCAGCACTTAAATGAACACTTTTTGCTTTGGTTAAATCAATACCTCTTTTTTTGTATTCCAATATAGAGGCTTGAGCCATTTGTTTAGCTCTTTGGCTTTGGTGTTCATATTCTTCAGGACTTATCTTTTCTTTTGATGCATCATGTCTGTCTTGTGCAGCTGCTTTTTCTTCTTCAGTTTCACCTGGTCTGGTGTCTTTTAATCCTGCAGCTTTGGCTAAATGATGAGCCAGTAAAAATTCATTCACATTTGAACGATGTGTTGATTCTTTGTTGGCATCAGCTTGATTACGAGCTTGCTTAATCACCTTTGCAACAGATTTTTTATTTTTTGAAGATATTTTTTCAAAAATAAACGAAAGTCCGATCATTTTATATCATATCCTTTTTTTCTCAAAATTCTTATGGCAGCTGATTCACTATCCGCAAAAATTGTTGCAACTGATTTTCCTCCAGAATAAAGACCATAATGTCCGTTACCTTCTTTACGAACATGTAACGTGTGACCAGTTAATTGGTGTGAAGCAATGGCACCGTGTAATGGTTTAGAATATTCTTTAAATGACTTCATTGTGGATCGTTTTCGTAATCTACTTTAATTGTTTTTTTCTTTGTTTTTTTAGGTTTATCTTCTACTGAAGGTTTTCTAACTTTTAATAAATTAGCTTTTGCAAATTCTGATCGGTTAACTAGTTTTGTTGGTTCACCACTATAGTTGACCACAAAACCTTCTGGTCCTGTTGGTTTGCCATCAATGTGGTGTTCTAAACCACCAGTATTCTTTTCCAAATTTTTCACCAATACATTTTTTGCTTGTTGTAGATGGTGGTGCATATTTAGAAGGTTATCATAATGCTCAGTATTACCTTCAATGTGTTGCACATGAGATTTGGCTTCTGTTTCTTTTCTTGCTTGTGCAGCTGGTGTTTTTAATTTAGATGCAGCCTTAACAAATTTATCTTTTATATGTTTCTGTAGGCCTTTAGATGTGGGTTTTTCACCCGTTCTAACAGTCTGATTAATATAGGTTTCTAAAGAACCACCTTCACCACGGTGTGGTTCGGTAGCACTATACATTTCTTTGCCAGAATTGGTGTTTATTTTTTCAGCAGCTGCAATGTGTTTTCTAAATTGTTCTTGATCTTTTTCTGAATAGTTTATTTTGGATGCATCGTGTTCAGCCGATTTGTGCCAAACATCTTCATGTTGTTTAAAATTATGCACATCAGGACTAGCATCTGCTTTCATTGAAGCAATATCGTTACCATGGTATTGTTGATGGACCACTACACCAAATTTGGCTTTACGAATCTTGTCACCTTCTGAACCTTTGGCAGAATATGTGATTGTATTTGGCGTAAATGATACTCCGTTTTTGGTTTCTTTTTTATCCTCACCACTAAACATCACATCACCTTGATATACACCTTTTTTTGGTGCCACCTTAGGTAAATGTTCCAATGCGTGTTTTAATTTCTCAACTAGGCCTGGTGCATGGCCATGGTTATTTTCAATATCTTCATCGGTGTAGTTTATTTTTGGATTTTTATTAAAGGCAGATTTTGATGCTACAAAGAATTTACCATTTTCTGGATGGTGACCAAATACAATAGATGGAGAACCATCGTATTTCATGGTCAAAGCGGTACTGTGGCCGCCAGATTTAATATGTTCATGGGCCTGCTGTAATGCGCCAACAGCATGTTTGAATCCTTCGGATCCATTTTGTAATGGTCTATCCTCAGCATGAGTTATATGCTTGAGTTTACCACCCTCATCTTCCTCTTTGAGAAACGTTGAAAACGAATACATTAATTTCCTTACAGATTTGCAACACACTTTGGTTGCCAGTTGCTTATTTATACAACATTTGGAGTTTTAGAACCAAACCTTAGAAAGATTGGGTTCGATACATAGTCATCAAATTGTTGGTTTTAAATCAGCGTATCCAACGTTTGGAATAGGTCATATTTTGGTGCATAACCCATTTCTTTGATTTTTGAGATATCTAAGACCATGTTTTTGGTTTGAACTGTTTTATGGAACTGAGGTATGTCCATGGTGCCAAATTTTGATGTGGAATTGACCTTACTTTTCACATAATCTAAAGCTTGTTTAATGAATACCATTTCACCATTACCTATGTTATAGATTTCATTAGTATTTCCTTTTTCTATAACAAGATTGATGGCTTGTACTACATCATCAACATGAATGTAATCTCGGTAAAAGATGCCACCCTCATATAAATCTATGTTTTGATTATTGACCACTTGATTAATCATATACTGTAAAGCGTTCTTTTTCTTAGATACTTTACCATCACTCTTACCTAAAACATTAGCCAATCTAAGAATTCGGTATTTTATATTGAATGTTTCACAATATGAAATGAGTAGTTGTTCAGCGGTACGTTTGGTGATTGAGTAAAACCCTTTAGGATTACAGTATGATTCTTCTTTGGCTGGTAACTTCACATCTCCATAAACAAACCAGGAACTAATGAAATTGAAAGTCACATTCTTGTCCTTACAGGACTCTAATGTGCGTACCAAAGTGATTAGGTTTGTTTCTATGTCAATATAAGGATTAGTATGGACATTGTAATTGTCCACAGTTGAAATGAAGTATACCACTTCACTATTATCCTTTACTTCATAGTCATACTTGGTATTGATTACCACATTTTCTGTAAGTTCACGATAGCGGCTACCGACAAAGCCGCTACCGCCTAGAACATTAATTAAGCGTTCCATTTTTTACATACATCTTCAATATATGCCAGAACTTTTTCGTTATAAAGAGGTGAACAACCTAAGAAAAATACATTACTGAGAGCCAAATTTGAGTTGGGATAATCTTTATAATTATCTAAGTGTTTATACCCAGGATGTAACAGAATATTACCACTAAAATAATTTCTTGTTTGAATTTTATTCGATTCAAAATGTTGTACCAAGAATTCTTTCACATCTTGTGATTCACAGTAGATTGGTACACCAAACCAAGATGGGTCGGCTTTAGGTAAAGGATTGATAACACGAATTTCTTTGATGTTATCTTCTAAGAATTTCTGAATTGTTTTCTTATATTCACGGCGTTTCTCATCAATATATTCAAACTTCTTTAATTGTTCCAATCCAATTGCACCTTGCAAGTCTAGTGGTTTCAGATTGTACCCCATTGTCGTAAACAAATATTTGTGGTCAATTACACCATCATAATTAGGTAGCCAATTATCAAATCGTTTACCACAAGTACCACATTCAAGTAGATTGTTTGTTCCAACACAATAACAATCACGGCCCCACCATGAAACACTTCTTACTAGATTGATAAGTTTATCATCATCACAACAAATCATACCGCCTTCGCCAGTTGAAATGTGATGAGCAGGATAGAATGATGTTGACCAGCAATAGTAATATTCTGTAATCAGTTTGCCATTATAATTTGTTCCTAATGAATCACAGTTATCACCAATCAAAAGAATACCACGTTTACCGCAAATGTCTTTTAGAATGTCCATGTCTGGAGGATTGCCAAGAACAGGTGATACGAAAATTGCTTTCGTTCTTGGTGTAATCTTTTCCTCAATTTTATTCAAATCAAAATTGAGAGTTTCTAATTCAATGTCAATGAATACAGGCTTTAAATTATTTTGAACTAGTGGTGCAATAGTTGTTGGAAAACCTACAGGTGAAACAATCACTTCATCACCATCTTGCCAATTCATGTGTTTCTTTAGTGCAGTAATCATTACTAGATTGGCAGATGAACCAGAGTTTACCATGTGTGCATGTTTAACACCAAATCGTTTACTGAAATGAATTTGAAATTGTGCTACCTTTTCGCCTGATGTAATCCATTTACCATTGACAAGTGTATCAATGGCGGCATACATTTCTTTTTCGTCCCATAACTGGCCAGAATACTGTACGAAATCACCATGTTTATAGTTGTCATAATTTTTGGCATAACTTGGCCGTTTTTTTGACAAAGTTTCAATCATTTGATTAATCATTTTACAACCTTTTCATATCTAAAAATACATCATTTAAATTATTTCTCTGTGCAGTAATTCTTTCTTTAATCTCTTTAAAGAAGTTCCAAGCCAAAGGTACAAACAATATTCTATCATGTTCCTCAAAGGATTTCAATACTTCCGAGCCAACTATACCAATAGAAGAACCTGGTGTATAGAGGCCTTGCTTCATTGGATTGTCATCAATAATCATATCAAATGGAACTTTGGCAAAGTTTAGGAATGTATTGCCTTTGGCTGGCGCTCCGTAACCCACGATTTTGTAACCATTTGTTCGGTATTCTTCCACAACCTGTTTAAATTTTTCAACTAGTTCAACACAGTTTTTAGAATATTGTAGATATGTTTCTTTGTTATATAAGCCTGCATTGGTTTCGATATCAATTAGATTTTTAATATTTGCTGGTGATGAAGTATCTGCACTAATAACAAAGATATAACTTGTTCCGTGAATCGGTGTTTTAATAACATTAATCAAATTTAAACCTGCTCTATTACACAGAAACATCATTGATTTGATATTATAGAATGATATATGTTCATGGTAAATAGTATCGAATTCATCATTCAATATCATATCTGCCTGTGAGGTTTGAATAAAGATTAGACCATCAATATTTAAATTCTTCTTACAGTTCTTTAAGAGTTCTAATGGATTTGGATTGTGTGCAAAAGCATTTTGAATTGTTATGATATCTACTGGATGAGAATACTTATCATCAAAGTAACTACAAGTCACATTATGATTCTTTGAAGATAATTCAAAGAGATTTTCTGCCGGATCAACTCCATAAGTTTCTAATCCACGTTTTTTAAATTTATCTAACTGTGAACCATCATTGCATCCAATATCCAAAACTGATTGTGGGAATACATTGAATTGTTCACAAACAAAATCAGCATACCAGTCCATATAATCAACATATGTTTTGGTCGTTCCACTTACATATAGATAGTTCTTATAGATTAAATCAGGATTAACAGCATGAGTCAATTGAACATGATAACATTGTTCACACCGATTAATTTTTAATGGATATGATGCCTCTGGTTCATCTTTACTTTTTTTATAAGAGTTGGCCAAAGGCTGGTCATTTAAATCTAATACAGGTATTAAATCACCACTATCACATGCTAAACATTTTTTAATTTCAGTTAAATCCATTATCTACCCTCATAAAAATTCTTATAATTGTGAACCATATCGTAATGTTTCTTCATTTCATTTAAATCCAAATTTGGATTCTCTGGCCAAATATTGTGCAATCTCGGATTGACATTATATTTAGCACCAGCAAGGAAGAAGTATACTTGTAGGAAGCAATCGTTCCATCCCAACTGTGGTTGATTCTTGTGCAGTCTATCAAAATCTCTATCTAAGAATTCAACAAATCTATAGAAATTTTGAATAAAGGTACTTGTTTTCATAATTGTACCAGCACCAGCACCATATTGTGTTCTGTCAGGTTTAACAC